CCTAGTGCCGCCATAACAGTAACGAGCCCAAGGTCTTTACTACTCCACATAAATTAACTGCTTATGCATGTACTAAAATAAATTTATTGGTTGTTGGACAGTAAGGTAAAATATTTTTGTGTCTGCTAACTCAAAAATGGTAATCCTTAAACTGGCACCTTGACGATTTTTGTCTTCCGATTAAGCGGTGATTAATAGGCGCTACTATCATGAAAAGGAAAACAAGAAGATGATATCTTAGAGAGCCTAATCCCTTTGGTGATAGCTTGCATTTCCTTAATGGATGGCTATGCCAAAACACTTCCACACTAAGGACTATTAGATTGTTCCCAAAAGAGATAGACTTTAGTTTGGGATAGCATTGCAAGAATTTTAATCAGCTTTGCAAGCTTTAGGTTATCGGCAACTTGGACGTATTTTATGTAATCGGATGTTTTTCCATAGGGGTCGTGTCGGCTGCTTGCTACTTCTCTTTTGAATCGTGGGTGTTTGGTTGCAGCAAATGCGGTTTTTAGCTGGGCAATTTGTTCTTCTTTCAGGCTCTCAAAAACTGATAAGACGTATCGTTGGCTACCGATGAGCTGTAAGCTAAAACCTGATTCCATAACTGCCTGTGTCTGTCGGTTAAGTTCTTTTTCGGTGTGTTGTTCTGCGATTTTTTCCATTCCTGCTTTTTCTGCAAACGGTGAGTATTTTGCCATTACTGCTACCATTTCTACGTATGGTGTGCCTGCTTGTGGTAGTGTGTCGTGGATTAGTTTTTCGCCTAGGCCTATAGTTCTGTATTTTGGGTGGATTACTACTCTGTTGATTATGCTTAGTTGCTGATTGAGCTGTTGCATAATCATTCTTGGCAAAACCTGGCATCTTCCAAAGCATGCTGGGGGCGGATAACTATAGACTATTACGCCACAGAGTTCGTCGCCTCTTGTCATGCGAAAGATTTTGCGGGCGGGGGCTATTTTGTGACCTCTGTAGTGGAAGGGTGCGAGTTTTTGCCAGTCTGCTCTTGTGCCTTTTTCTATTTTCATTTCTTTGGTTAAGCTGCATTCTGTGGCCGGGGTGTTTGGGAGGTAGCCAATGTGTATTTCTTCGCCAAACCTCTTACGTACGATTACACTGGGTTTAAGGTCCTCGACTAGGTCACTATGGGTTGTTGCTGCTATGACTGCTTTACCTTGCTGCCGGGCGAGTTTTTGGAGGTTATAACCGATGATTTTTGCTGTGTCCCGATCCAGACATGCGGCGAATTCATCCATGAGCCACCATTGTTCGCCTGATTCTATGAGTTTGGCGATTCTGTAGCGGTATTTTTGGCCATCACTTAGTTGACTGTAGGTGCGTAGGAATAGGAAGGCGTCGTTTAAGCCAACTTTGCTTAGCAGCTCTAAGCCTTGCTCTACAGTGGCGCCAACGGTTTCAATAAGTGGTTTGTCTGGGTCAACTGCGACTTCTGATAGGTCAATGGCCTCTTCGCCGAGGTCAGCGCGTATGGCTCGGAGTAGAACGCTTTTACCGCTGCCGCTATCGCCTGTAATATAGACAATGTCTTGAGGACCTATCTTCAACTCTGCATCCAAAACCTTGAATCGCTGGGTTTCATCGATGCCTAACCCGAAGGCTTCAGCCACAACAAGGCTTCTTGGCGTCGGCTTGGTATGAGTTTCATAGCTAATGTTAAACGTGAACTTACCTTCAGTTCTGTCGTAGATTCGTCGGAACTGCCTTATTATGAAGTCTCTTTGTCTTCTCAACTTTGGGTCACCTTGGGATTACTGTTAAACTTGGCTCTGGCGACATCTGCACAGTCGCAAACACGGCTAGTGCTATACTCCAAAAGACATCGTCATGGGTACCATTCGGATGGGAGTAACCGATTGCTCCATCTTTGCGCAGGTCATAGCGTTCCACGTTTAGTTCACTGCAAATGTCCCCGCGGTAGGGGCGCTCCCAATTTAGGAGCGGATAGTAGAATTTTTTGTTAGTCATGCGTTGCTTAAGCAGGCTGGCCATCTCGCTTTTGCGGGGCACACTAAAGTTAACTCCTTCAGCGTTATCTATACCTGCATTCTCCATGTCAGCTATGATGCTGGGGCCTTCCCGTGTGAAGTCTACTCGAATTTTTTGGAATCCACCCCACCTATCCTGTAGTGCCTTGAGATAACCGAGAACCTGGGCGTAAAGGGTGGGCTGCTGGAACACTTTTAGATGCCGCAAAAACAACATATCATTCAGCCTTTCAACAACTGACAGAACACAGTAATCCCTCGTCTGCGCCAAGTCTAATCCAGCGAAGAAATCACCCTCACAACCAACCTCTGGATTAAACTCTTGAAGGTCTTCACCACAGTTCTTAACGGTGCCAACACAAGCAACGATTAAGCTCTGAGCCAGCCAGACATCTTCGTCTTCAGCCCATTCTGCCTCCATTTCCCGACGCCATCTTGCGGGATCATCTCCAAATTGACGCTTAATCTTCTCAATAATGCCTGGCTTGAGTGGACCATTGGGCTCCAGCGCCCTCTCCCAGCTAAAGTGCAAGCGTCCAAAGTCGGCATAGTCTTTGTGGTTGCACATCTTCCAAAACAGGGCATCTGTACTGAAGGGCGTGCTGCTAGCTGTTAATTTGCCGTTGGTGGTTCCAAGCGTGAACAGGATTGCATCGTAGAGGTCTTCGTCGTTGGCTGTGAAGTTGACTTCGTCCCACCAAATTCGGTGGAAAGTATTGCCCCTGATTGTGTCAGGGTTGTTTGGAAAAGCCTCAATTATGCTGCCGTTCGGTAGAGTAATTTTTGTTTTCTGAACATGCAAACCCTGCTGGGGCAGATTACGGCAAAAACTTGCAACTCGCCTGATGTTGAGTTTTGTTTGTCGCCAGCTTGGACCAATAAAGCCGATGTTCAAATCAGGGTTAGTCCAAGCATCGGCTAGATGCAACGCCCCAATGGTGGTGGATTTGCCGGTTTGGCGAGGCCAACGAACGGCATTAAACTGAAACTGCTCATAATTACGAACAAGCTCAAGTACATACCAGTAAGGATTCAGCTTGCAGTATTGCTCCAAGAACTTGAGCGTATCCTTAGAGACCTCTAAAATGTTCGCAAGTAACTCGGCTTCTTGCTCTTTAGCCAAAGCATCAAGGATGTTGCGATGCTCCCAGACTTCGGGTAGCCGCATGCGTCTATGACTTTTTGCTTTTACCAAGTGCACCATACTTTCCTTCAAGTTCAATTAGACGCTGCTCAAGCCCGCAGTAATCCAAGTAGTCGACAAACAGTTCCTTGTAGGTCTTAATACCCGAGATAATGCTGCGCAACCGCAGAACCTCACTCTTATCCAGCCCAGGAGTTTCCAATGCTTTTAGAGCGGCGCAGAGTGTTTTGAGAGCTTCTTCTACGCTCGGCATTTCTTGGGGTAATTCAAGGTCAGAAGAACAACAACAGTTGGCAGCACTTTGTTGTTCTTTCATCAACCCCAATTTTATTAGCTTCTGACGTACGGCTTCTTCAGTATATCGACCATCCAAACTAAACGCCAACACTCTAAGGTCTACTGTCCCCGACTGGAACCAGTCCGTTAGTTTCTTTTCGTCATCTGCCGGCCAGGGTTTGCCCTTCGTCATGTCTTCTGCCCCACAAACAACCCAATCACGGTTCCGCTTAATCCAGTGATAGAAGCAAAAATCTCAGCGTTCCAAGTCCCCAAAATTGCCAAGTGCGCAAGCTCAAGAGCCGACATAAACGCCGTCATGGCTACAGCGAATTTCACGCCCAACACCAGCTTAGCAGGAGGCTCCTCAACAACAAGACGACCCCTATCAAAACGCCTCCGAGTCAAGGCACGCTTAATAGTGTCTACCATCGATACTCAACCTCCGCTGCGCAAGTGCCCTCCGAAAAGTTCTAGGCCGATTCATCGAGCGGTGACCACCCATCATAAAACTATTAACAAGCCTGCTAGCCGACTCGGTCGGAATATGCTCTTTTAACAATACAGAGACACCTAAAGCCCAACCCACCGGTATTGCGGTATAGTCCAAATCGAAAAGGCCATCGGCATAGCGGAAACTGTTCTGTGCAAGCACAATATGCTTAACACGGTCGCCGATCAAACCGACAAATATGCCCCAGCTTTTTACTGGAACATCAATGGTCATTCCTGAGCCGCTGCTTTTGCCAACTGAGGCATCGCACCAATCAACAGCAATTAAGTCACCGGGCTTAACATTTTCTAGTTGTTTTAGGATTTGCTTACTCATTTTTAAGGTCACCGTCTTGCCTTGTAATTGTTTAAGGCGTTCGTTCTGGCTCTCAAGGCATAAAGCCAGTCCGCCATCAGCTGCTTCTGATAACCAAGATTGAGCGTAACATCTAAAGTGTTATTTTCTGCCAACAAGTGATAGTCTACGCTTTTGACAAGAAAACTCACAGTAGAGATGCTTTCATTTGGCAGAGTAACCGAAATCATATCGCCGGGCAAAATAGGCGAGGACCCATAATCGATTAAGGTACTTTTCACTACCAGAGAAGTTTTAGCCTGCTTCTTGTAAGCCAGTATCGATTTGGCTCTGAGCATGCATTCGTTGTCGCTGTAGAGGTCCTCGACGATGTCCACGTATTGACGTTCGCCATAACTGGCAATGCTTGCAGCATCAGTTTGCACATTGCTATACCTTGCACCGGTGAAGTAGAGTTGACCATGCCACACTTGACCACTCACGCCAGCAGTAACCAGATAAGCCGTGACGGTAACAGTACGGATGTTCTCCCAATCAAAATCACTAGGAGCCGCCCAATCTATTGCATAATCGACGCCTAAATCCAACTGGAATGTTGACCAATCATTACTTGAGGATACACTATTGACAGCTGGAAGGGTTCGACCACAGACCCGAGACGAAGAATCACACAGGATCACCAAGAAGCCATCGGACTTGACGAGATCATCTCTCAGCAGTGCCAAGAACAGCTTGGGGTACATGTTGCCGTTTACGGTTGCGGCAAAATAGAAGATGCTCACGGCGTTGTAGGCGGTGCCCGTGGTGTTTTTGACGCTTAAAGCAGCAGAACCATGCTTTAAAGCGGCATCTAGAGAAAGAGAACCGCCATATCCAGTCCAGTAACCACTCGCGGGATTGAGGCTCTCGACAGTTTCATCAACATCTATGGGCGTGCTTTTAGTCGCAGCGCCATAAATGGTGACTTTGTTTCTAACAGAGAGAATATCCGATTCCGTTTCTGCCTCTTCAATGCAATCAATTAGGCTGACTGAGCTTATTTTGGCGCCTCTGTGGAAGAACTCAAAGCGGCCATCCGGTGCCACCCTAAAATCGTACCCGATAGCACCTGCTTTATCGCTGTCCTGAGCAATTTGTTTGAGGATTTCCCAAGCCTGCTT